CAATCCTCAGGCGTTTTTCCTGCTCGAACTGCTTTCTTTTTAATGCCTGCTCCCTCCTTGCAATCTCCTCATCCATGGCCTGTTTTTTCTTCTGGTACTCTGCCTCAAACTCCAGGGTATCAATCCCTAACTGCTGTTTTAGGGCCAGCTCGGCCTGGTAGTTCTCCTCAAACTTTTCCTTCTGCTTTTCCAGGGCCGCTATTTCGGCCTCCATCCTCTGCCTACTTGCATCGATGGACATGCCCCATAGGTCAAAGATCCCCTCCTCCACCGTACCGAATGCCCCCATCCAGGACTCTTTCCATCGCTCTGCCTCCCTCCTGGCGGCATCGGCCTTTTTCTTGTCCTCCTCCTCCTGCCGCTCCCTTACATACTGAGCAACCCGAACCTCCTCTTCAGGATCGATAAATGTTTCGTACTCTGCCCCACCGTATCCATGCCGTAGGGATGCCTGCTGGATTCTCAACCTATCCATCTCCTCCTCGGAGGCCTTGATTCGTTTCTCAAAATCCTCCTGTGCCTTCTTTCGTGCCTTATCCTCCTCCTCGGCCCTTTTCTTTGCCGCCTCTGCCGCCTTCCTCTCTGATAGTTCCTGCTGTTTTTTCAGATCCACCTGCTTCTGAGCATAGGTGGCGTTTATTTTCTCAACCTCCACCTTATGCCCCAGGCGTTTTAGAATCTCCTCGATGTTCTGCCTCTCGGCCCTCAACTGGGCAACCTGATTTCTGGCATATTCCTCGCTTATATCAGATATTTCCCGTAGGCCACGATAGTTCTCGTCCGTATAGAACGCTATTTGCTCATCAATGTCTCGTAACTTGTTTTGGTAGTATATGATCTTTTCTTGGGCACTTACCTCGTTGTACTTGCCCTCTGTCAGTAGCTTCTGTACCCTGGCCAACTGGATCGACTTCTCGGTGGCCTCGGTAAGCTTCTGGACCTGTTTTGTCAGGAATGCAATAAATGGGCTCGCAGATTCGGCCAGGAGGCTACCATACACCTGGGCAAGGTCATGAACGGCACCCTTCAGCAGAATATACTTCCCTTCCGTTGTCTCTACCTCGCCCTTTGCAATCTGAAATGCATTTGCCAGGGCATCCTGCATCACCTTCTGCTTCTCGGCCTCGTCCGTAATGCCTCGCATGGCAGGGATGTACCTCTGGATTGTCTCATAATTGCCGCCCATGGCATTCGCCACGGCCCTCAAGGCAGTGTGGAGGTCCACCCCGTAGGCCTTGGACAGCCCGATAGCTCCCTTGACGGCCTCCTCCACCTTGTCATTCACCACACCGTAGGATCTGGCCTGTTGGATCAGGGTCAAAGCTTCCTCATCCCCAACAGTCGTTGTATTTTGGATCTCTGCCGCCAGGGCCTTGTACCTCGGCATTAGGGCCTCTACCACATCCCCAGAGGCCAGGATGGAGGCCCTCACCAGGCCCTCTACCCGCTCCTGTTCCTGGTAGGCCTCCACCAGGCTCCCCACAGTCCGGATCAGGCCGTTCAGGGAGGCAACAGCGGCTACAGGGGCAACAGCCTGCCGCAGTAGGGCCTTGGCAAAATCCTCGGCGTGCCTCTGGGCCCTACGCATGGCCTGATTGTGCCGCTCCATCTCTCGGATCGCTCGGTCCACCTCGGCCCTAAAAACAACTTTTAATTCATCAGCCGTTGCCATCTATCGCTCCATCGAATGCCTTGATTAGGCGCAAGATCCATGCAGGCTGTTCGGCCCAGCCACCACCAAACGGTAGGCCGAACCTCTTACAGTTCTGCCATAGGTCATAGGAGGCCCAGAATCCTTCCGTGAAATATTTTGGAATGTCCGCCCGATCAATGACATGCCCATCCACAACCATCAGCCTCCCCTTGTCCTTGGCCGTCGGCCTATAGGTGCAGTACTGTGGACTCAGTTTCCACAGGCCGATGGCTATTTTGTAGGGTCCACATCCACCTCCGGATCACAATGGGCCAGAATATATGACTCGATCTCCAGCACCAGGTCAGGAGGCACAGGGTAGTCATATAGCTTATTCCCATTGTCAATCTTTACAACCTGGTCCCCTACTTTCAGGGCCAGATTATCGATCTTGATCACCACGGACCGCACAATCCCAGCCCTGTCCTCGATGTACTTGCGCCTCCTGTTTACCTGCTTGCCTGTGTCCAGGTCATACTCGACAGGCTCAAAGTATCGGTACTTGCGCTCCTCGCCTGCCGTTAGATACCTGTACACAACCCGAATCCGCTTATCTACAGGTAGGTCCCTATTGCCCTTGTACTCAGGCTCAAATACTAGTTCCCTCTCTACTGTAAGTAGCATAGGGCCCCCTGATTAGGTGGTCTCAGTTTCGGTAACCAGTGTAATATCCCCAGTGACCTGGCCATCCCAGCTCCACTTATGAGGCGCACCGGATGATACATCCACCGACAATCCGCTTGAAATTGCAGTAAAGGTAATCTTCCATGTTTTCTTATCGTCTCCAGTTCCCGCAGGATCTCCCTGTTTCAGCACCAGCTCCAGTAGCAGGTTTTTCGTCGAGATACCAGTAACAGATCCATCATTGTCTAGTTTAAAGAACTGGTTGAATAGTACCTGCTGTTGGGCATCCCCAAATGCTAGTGTCCCACTTGCGGAACAGGTAGCACCGATCAACCCTGATATATACTCCTTCGATGATGCATTGATCTTGCTGATTTCCTGAACGTCCTTTGTAGGCTTAATGGAATAACTATCCACATAGCCTACAACAGTAGGTGTTCCACCTGTTTCAGCAATCATCAATTTCCCATCAATTCCTCGAATCGGTCCAGCCATTTTAACCTCCTATGGCCCTATGATTTTTTGATGCATCAACGATGCATCTTATTCTTGCCACAACTAACCCGATCAATTTATTCCCCTCAACAGGCGATAAATGATCAATCGCACCATCTATTGTAGTATCAAAACAACTCCCGTCAAGGTCCCAATATTGACCGATAAACTCTACCAGGGCATCCGAATATATACACTGTGAAATTGCTAATCCCTGGGCATCTGATTCTTGTAGTGCAAAGTAAAGGTCAAACTGTACCTCCTCCTTACCTTCTGCCCTATCTATCGTACGCTCCCCTGGTAGGATCAGTAGGCCGTTGTACTTTTTCAGTGCAAACAGGTCTTGCACTCCATACCCTACGTAGGCAAGAGGCCGCACATCCACATCCATAGCATTGGCCACATCGGCCAGGACCTCGTTAAAATTGTCGCTAAACAACGGTGCTAAAACCTTATAGATCGGCGTTATCATTTTGCACCACCTTCAACTCCCAGGATTTTCTTGGCCATTGCATCATAAATCCTCTTGACAATCTGGGAATATCTTTTCGATGCGATGTAGGCCCTGAATGACGGCCGCATGAAAGGCCTGGATTTTAGGCGAACTGCAAGCTTCCTGTACCAGTTCCCAGCCTCGTCCTGGTACCGCAACCCTGCCAAACTTTTGGCAACAACCTCGCCCCCTCCTCGTTCAAAGATCAGTAGGTAGTTCATAGAACCTCTGATACCAACCCCTGGCCGCACTGCCCACTGGCCCTTCTTTTTCTTATACCGGAATAGCTTTACAGATCCAACGGTTTCCCCTGTACGAACCCCCAGGGCCTGCCCTCTCAGCCAGTTGTCTATAAGGTAGGCCCGATAGTCATCGGCAACCTGATTCAGGGCAAAATCGCCGATGTTCAACTGTAGCTGGGCAAACCCATCGAATACCTTCTGGTCCTTTTTCCGTATCACCCTGGCAGATACCACTTGCCCCTCCTATACCAAGATCCTTCTGTACTGATTCAGGACCTGGACCGCACTCCAGGGTAGGCCCTCCTCGTACACGGTATTCAGCCCATCAGGGCCCGCCTGGGACTTTATCCCAATGCCCCCTCCTGTGCGCCTTTTCCACAGCAGGGCCACAATATCGATGATCGCCCCCTTCAAGTCATAGGGCACAGTAACATATCCAGCAGTGTACTTGACCTTGATGCAACCAGGATAGTCTGGAAGGTCATACACAAACCGCACCAGGGCATTAACCGTGTCCACCGAATAATCCCCAGGGTCAATGATTGTGTCGTCCCCGAACTGCCTTTCCAGGTCAATCCGCACCTCGTCAAAATCAGTTATAGGCCAATTCGACAGTACCACAAAATCCTTCCCGTTGCCGTCTAGGATCTCCTCATGCTCCTTGGACTCCAGGGTCCGCCTGGTATACCTATTTGCCCTGGCACAGGCCTCATCAATCAACAGGGCCACCATCGTCTCGTCGGTGTCCTCGATATAGGGCAATGCCGCCTTGATTTCTTCAAATGTTACCAATGCCATCCATCCACCTCCTAATACCAGGCCCCCCAGTCCACAATCTTGTCTCGATCCTCCACCAGGATGCCGTTGCCCCGCAGGAGGCCTATCCAGTATAGCACACTGGGCCGTTGTCTTGCATACTCATGGCCGCCGCTCAATGGTGCCCCCGCCAGGACTACCCTACTAACTCCCTCATACAGGGCATGCCCCAGCATCCAACTGATCGTACAGGTGCAGTACCCTCCCAGCCTGTGGACCTCAGGGCCTGGGAATAGTCTCGCCCCCTGGATAGGGTACCGCATCCATACCTCCACCCCTCTCGCTATTGCCTCCTCCAGGTGCCTCCTATATCCTATGTAGATCTCCTGGCCATGCAACTCGTACAACCTACTTACCCTTGGATACCCATAGCACCTGCCAACGGTCCAGATCTCCAGGCCAAGGTCATCAAAGATCGAATAATCCTCAACCACAGCCCCCAGGATCGCAACAGCCCTACTACCGCCGCCTCGGCCTGCCCCTGTGGACCGCCGTGTCCTCTGTGGCCTCTTTGATGGCAACTTCTACCTCCTCGGCAGGCACCGCAATCCCAGCCTTGATCCAGGAGGCCGCCTCGGCCTCGCTAATCTCCACCACATCCCCAGGCCCGTAGCTCCATAAGGATGATGCGATGCTCGTTAAAATCTTAACCTTCATGATACCTCCAAAATACCCCCAGGAGGCCTGTGGGCCCCCTGGGAACCATCACTTAGGTGCTGGCCTTGTTCGCAAAATACTTCACAGCCTCGGACAGTGTCAGCTTGCCGTCTACCCTCTGGTACATCTTGAACCCGACATACCCAGAAGCCGCATACAGCTCAACCAGCCTCTGCATCACTCGCCCCTGTCGGTCCGCAATCCAGTAATAGCTAAAATCGCCGAACAGGATCGATTTTGCACTGGCCGCCATTGCAGGTACACTGTCAGATATATACACAGGCCGATCCAGTAGGGTATCAGGCGTGCCTCTCGCAAGGCCAGGTTGCCACAGGTAGATCCCATCGGTCGTTTTCAGCTTGCGGATTGCCTTGGCCGTTGAATCTGCCATCAACCATACAGCCTTCTGACGATAGGGCCGCCTCAGGGAATGGTAGAGATCAATGATCTCATCCGCAGTAACAGCCGTTGTGGAGGCCCCCGTTACTCCAGCACTTGCCCCCGCAACAACCCCCGTAGGTTTACCCGATCCATCGCCTGCAACAAATGCCGCCTCCTCCAGGGCCGCAATCCGTTTAGCAAAGGTATTTGCAAGGTAGGCCTCAAGGTCAAAGGCACTGTCGGCCAGTAGCTCCTCGGATACCTTGACAATCGTGCCCGCCTTATATGCCCCAAGGGTAACCTGGGTATAGGTAGGATCGCTCTCGGTATAGTTCCCACCCTCGGAGGTCCAGGCGGCAGTTCCAGCACTGGACTCCACAGGGATGGCCCGATCTCCACCAGTGCGGATCACCGTAGCCAACTGCCGCATGACATTCTCATCGGTCAGCTTCTGCACTAGGGTCCGCTCGAACTCGTCAGGCACCAGGTACCCACCACTGGCATCTGTGCCAACAACCATGGATCGCACCTCTGGATCAAACAACAGGCGCACCTGGTCAGGCATCAGGGCATTGCTCCCCAGTTTCAGGGCATCCCAGAATGCCTTTCGGTATTCTGCCGTTTGAGATACCTTTAGAGGCTTACCGTCAGGCAGGTATACCTCTTTCCCGCCAGCCTTCCTGGTCTCCATGCCCTCCATGGCCTTCTCGGCCTCCTCCAGCTTCTCCAGCCTTCGGATCTCCTCGCCCAGGGCATCCACATCGGCCATGATGCGATCATACTTTGCAGTTTCCTCAGCAGTCATGGACCGCTTTTCCTTGTCGGCCAGGTCCACCACCTCCCTGGCTTGTTTCACCAAGGCAACCCTCTTTGCATACAGTTCTTTCAATTTGTTCATAGCTCTTATCCTCCTATGATCTTGTTTAATAGGTCCAACGTCCTCCGCACAACCTGCATAGGCACCTGCCCCTCCCCCTCGTCCGCCTGGACTCCAGGAATTGATCGCAGGATGCGGTACACGTCCTTTGCAATCTCTTTGTCCTTTGCACTCAGGGCCTCGCCCCTCTCATGCTTCTGTAGGACCTCCTCCAGGGCCCCCAGTAGCCCCATCCTCTGCCGTGCAGATACACTTGTCTGTGGATAGGCAGGGAAGGCAACCGGCGATACTTCCAGTAGTTCCACCTTAACCAGCTCTCGGATCGTCTCCCCGTTCTCGCTTATAAACCGATCTCCGCCCTTGGGAACGATAAACCCGAATGACATTTGATCCACATACCCGCCCGCAATCAGGGCCCTAAAATCCTTAGCGAACTGTGTTTCCGGAGGAACAATCTCGATGTATAGGCCTTTGTCATCCTCCTGCAATCTCAGGGTCCCATTTTTCGTTCGCCCCAGGACGTAATCGGTATTGTGATTCCATAGGGCCCTTACATCGGCCCCGCCCTGGATGCTATCCCTGAACGCTCCTGGAAGTATCCGCTCTCTAAACCCATACAAGGGCACACTCAGGGCACCGAATACCGCCGCATAGCCTTTGATCACAGGGCCGCCTCCAGCCCGCTCTTCCACACTCAGGACCTCGAATCTTGCGGACCGATGCTCCACCTTGCCCCTGGCATCCTCCATCTCAGATGACCTCTGGAATGCAGGAGGCTCCTCATCGAATCTCCTGTACTGCTTTGCCGCCTCCTCGTATACTGCCTGTCTGTCCTCGTCGCTCAGATTCGTTCCCCCTCTTGCCCCATTGATAGCGGCAATGATCGCCGCCAGGGCCCGAAAAACAACCTTAGGCCTATCCTCGATGATGTCCACATAAGGGAATTTGTAGGCTCCCAAGGTCTCAGGATTGTCCTCGTCCACCCATAAGAAACATGTCTTGTATTTGGCAAAATCGATTTCGTCCCCTCCTGCCCAGGCCCGGATTCTCTGGACCGCCTCATTGCCATCCCAGGGTCGATCCCTATCGGCAAGAGCCCAGTTTTTCGCTCTGATAACCATATCACCCCCCTCTATCTCAAGTTTTTATTCCCACACCATCGCTTGGTGCCAGGATGCACTCGCACCCCGCATGTAGTGGCGGATTCCTGATGGGCCTATCTGCAATAAATTGCCCTCCAGCCCCATCGGATAGCACTTCCCCGTTCTCCACAAATGCCCCTCCTACAGGCACAACCTTGCCGTTCAACTGTCTGCAATAGGGGCATTCCTCTCGCTTTGTGTTTATCCATACTACCTTCGTTGCCCCAGCCTCCTTCAGGCACATTCTAGCCATCACCCCATGCATGTTAACTATCTCCTTTGCTACAATTCGATCCACTCTATCGGACTCCCAACTGTCCAGCTCCTCCTCGACAGCCCCTCGTTCGATGGCCTCGGTTAACTTGGCCAGGGAATATCCTGCATGCTCCCTTGCATAGATTATCGCATACTCGGAGGCATGCCTTTGCATAGAGGCCCTATCCACAGGAGGCCGTCCCATCTCCTCTTCCATGTGGGCCGCCACAGTATCAGCAACCGCCGCAACCACAGGCCGTATCGCAGAGGCGAACCTGTCCTTTGCCCTATCATAGTAGGAGGCCGCCCAGGCCAGGAGGCCTGTAGGATCTTGCTGTGCCTTGCGTCGTATATCCTTAACCTCACCTGCCACAATCCTCTTGACAGCATCTAATAGTACAGGCTTATAGGCCTTTACCGCTCGGTGCCTTGCCGCCCAGGATGGCACCATCCTACTCTCGGCAACCGGAGGCATAGGGTCGCCCTCGATGGCCCTCACACCACCAGCAGGCACCATGTTCAACGGCACCAGGTAGGTATCCCCTCCTGGGATGGGATTCAAGTTTTCCAGTTCCCTCACATCATTCGCCGATAGCCAGCCCCACTGCCGCCCGATCGAATAGGCTCGGAACCTGCTTTCCGTATCGCCCCGCAGGAGGCCCTCCACCAGGAACTCGACAAATAACTCACTTGACAGCCCCAGGAGGCGTTTGTTGATCGCCTGTTCCCACCGTACCAGCCAGGGCCGAATTGTATGGACAACAAAATCGATGGCTTGCTGTTCCACATTAGAATAGGTGGACCGTTCCAGGTCCCCTACCATGTGCGGAGGAATCCTGAATATCCTCGCAATCTCATTCAACTGGAACTTCCTGGACTCCAGGAACTGGGCGTCCTCAGGCGGTATCCCCACCTGCGTCCACTTCATGCCCTCTTCCAGCAGTAGGATTCTGTGGCTTTTCCCCAGTCCAGAATATTTCTCGGCCAGGGAACTTTGCAGGTGTTTGTAGGCCTCTTCACTCAACTGGGCAGGATGCTCCACAATGCCGCCCAGGTGGGTCCCATCTCCAAAAAACCTGGCCCCGAACTCCTCCATGGCCAGGGACAGGCCGATGGCCTCCCTGAATAATCGAACAGGTGAATATCCTATAATACCATCGTGCGATAGGCCCCGAATATGCAGGACATTTTCAGGAGGCAGAGATACCCGCTCTCCATTTAGGAACGTGTACCAGTATACAAGTTTGCCATCAATCCTATCAACGGTCATTCTATCTGGCCGCAGGGGCCATAGTTCTTTCGGTAGGCCGTCCCTGCCCCATACCACTTCCGCATAGGCATTGCCCCATAGGGCCAGGTGCCCCATCATGGCCTCTCGCATCTCAAAACTTGTCAACTCTGGATTAGGGGCATCGTGCAGGACGGTGTATAGTGGATTGTCTATCGCCCTTTCCTTGCCTTTGCCTAGTCGCCTGTATAGGATCAATGGCAGGGAGGCAACTGTTTCGGCCAGCACCCTCACACAGGCATACACAGCGGCACAACTTAGGGATTTGCCTTCTGTTACATATACACCAGAGGCGGCCTTAACACCACCAAGGCCATCCACTATCCACTGTTCATCCAGGCCCCGTTTTGCGAATAGTTTTTTCAGGATTCCCCACAATTGTCCACCCCCATTTATTAATCTTAACCTATCTACAATTATTGTCAATAATTGCCCAGATCATAGTGCTAAAACGCCCCTTTCATTATATACGCTCTGCTTTGCATTTTGGTGCCTCACAGCTCGGTCAATTGCCATCACCAGCGCTACAATCCCATCCACCCTTGCCTGACTATTTGCCTTATCAATTTTGAGGTTTCCAGCAGGGTCTTGCTTGACAACAACCCCGTCGGCCATAAATCGTAGCACTGGATTCCCGCCGTGCTTCACCTTTTTCGCAAGCAACCGCCGCTCGAACTCCTTCATAGGTGCCGCCATGCTCAGGAATCCCTGGCCCATGCCATACACCTTCAGCCCCTCCTCCTGTAGCTCGCCCCCCAGCTGGTATCCCTGGAACAGCCGGTCAATGTTCAGGTCCACCAGGCCGAACTTCTTGGCGTCCTCCAGGATCACCGCTTTGATGTAGCCGTAATCGATCACCTCCCCAGGCGTTACTTGCAAATACCCTGCCCTCGCCCAGGAGGCATACTCATGTCTGTATTTATTGCCCTGATCATTCAACCTCGCCTCAGGGCACCAGAACCTGGCAACCACATCGATCGTGTCAGGGTCCTCCTCCCTTGGGAACACCATCACCCAGGCGCATAAGTCGGATACCGCCGCCAGGTCAAGGCCACCAAAGCAGGGCCGCCCCAATAGGGCGCTCTCTGGAAGGCTTCCAGCCCCGTTCTCGTCCCACAACTTCAGGTCGATCCACCTGGATTGCTGTTGCGTCCATTGATTTAGATACAGCCTTCGGAACGTGTTCTGGTAGGATGGCATCTCCAGGGCCTTGCGGCATTCATTCGAATAGTACTCCTCTGTTACGGTAACCCCCAGGCTCGGATTCGCCTTCCTCCACACCTTAGGGTCGGTCCAGTCGTCCTCCTCCTCGGCCTCATAGATCGCCGAATACATCGATGGGTCGGTAACAACCCCCTTATTCACTTTCTTCGCATACTCATAGATCTCATAGCAAATGGAATTGCGGTCATACCCTGCTGTAGTAACGGCAACGATCAAAGGCTGTTCTCTCGCCCCTGTCGATGTAGTCAGAACATCCCATAGTTCCCTATCTGGCTGGGCATGTAGCTCATCAAATATAATCCCATGGGCATTCAGCCCATGTTTCGATGGTGCATCCGCAGATAGTACATGGTAAGCAGAGGCTGTTTCCAGGACCGCTATTGTTCGCTTATAGATCTTGCACTTCCTACTCAGCACCGGACTCGCCAAAATCATTTGCTTTGCCGTCTCGAATACAATCCCAGCCTGGTCCCTGTCCACTGCCGCCGAATACACCTCAGCACCATATTCCCCATCTGCGAATAGCAGGTACAGGGCAATCCCCGCCGCCAGGCTTGATTTCCCTGCCTTCCTGGGCAGTTCCAGGTAGGCCATCCGATACTTTCGCCTCCCATCCTCCCGCTTCCAGCCAAACAGGTCCCGAACGATCTGCCTCTGCCAGGGCAGTAGGACAAATGGCTGGCCTGCCCACTTGGATTTAACATGGCGTAGGTATCGTTCAAAGAATAGCTCTACCCTGTTCGCCGCCTCGTCGTCAAAGTAGTACTCATGCATTTAACAACACCGTTTTCGGCTTGAAAAATACCTCGTCCTCATCCTCCTGGGCCCCAGGAACCACCATCCTTGCCCTATCCGATGGCGACAGGCCGAACAGGGAGGCAAACTTCCGTACATTATCCATGCAGGATTCCATGATCCCAACCTCTGGATACCTGTGGCAGGTCTTATCGTATAGTCTGCCCTCTTTGTCATATCGGTCAATGGTATAGGTCTGGCCATGCTCCTGGACAAACTTGGCCGCTTTGATGTACTGGGCATAGGTCTCGCAGTACATGGCCAGGACCGCCACATCCAGGTCGGACATTAACTTTAACCTAGCCAGGTGAGGCACAATCCTCCGCCACTCTCTCTTGGCCTCCCTACTCATCCACCTCGGAGGCTTTGGCGTGCTCGCCTCAGGATTCGGCGCCAGGCCATTAATAGGCCGCTTCCCAGGATTGCCTTCCAGGATCTTGATTGCAATCGGTTTCGGTTTCCTCCCCGTCATAACTCCTCCCAATACACATATTCAGTATTAATTTCCCATCTCTTATCAGGGCCCCTCTTTACCAGGCCCTTCTTCTCCATGCTTCTCAAACAACTTGCTATACCTCCTGCCTCTTTACCCATCAGTTTTGCCAACTCCGATACACTGATCGGCCCTCCACCAGCCTGCTTTAATGCTTCATAAACCTTCCGCCTTGGCAGGGAACCATCAAAGGCAACCAGTTGGTGCCCAGTCCATACCATTTCAGGTGTAAGGTATTTCGGCTTTTCAGGATCAAACTGTACATTCAGCCCATACTTTGCATTCAATTCTTCAACTATCCTTTTCAGCTCCAGGCCCCTCTCGCTAACAGGCATTATAATACCTCCGCAAAATCAGGGTAAAATTGTTTATTATCGATGTTGGCCATGGAAAGGACCTTCTTGGCATTGTGTAACCGCCTTATGTCGGTCTCATCCAGGCCCTGCAACCTCTGAACCTCCTCCCAGGTATACCACAGTCCGCATTCAAACTTTACTCTGCCATCCTCAAATGCAATAAACCTCTCACCAATGGCCTTGGAGAAAAACAACTTCCACCGCCTTTTCTTTGCAGGAGGCCCCTCCTGCTCGGCCTGTTTCTCTGCCTTCGGTCCAGCATGCTTCATTTTCTCAATTGCCCAGGCTCTCATATACTCATCCACCATTGCATTAAACACAGGCCGTTTATTCTTGGGACCTTTAACAATAGGGACGCTCCCACACAAGATCAATTCCCCTCCCTCTCGTTCTACGGCCTCTTTCAGTTCATCAATCGTCATCTATTCCTCCTCAAGATCAATGCCAAACCTAGGTATGACGGCACCTTCATAATCTGGCATAAGGCACCAGGTGCCCCACTTGGCCGCCCTCCGAACCATCCCCTCGTCCCGCATCCTCCTCAGTAGCCTTGATACCGCACTTTCCTTCTTGTCCAACTCCCTGGCAATCTGCCCCGTCGACAGGGGCCTACCGTCGGCCTCCTGTAACAGTTCCAGGATCTTGCGCCTATCCTCGGTCATTCGGATCTCCCTCGCATCACCTACCAGGGTCCACACCCCGTTCTCATTAAAGTTTACAATCAGCTCCTGTTCAGGGGCATCCCTGGATGTAAACTGTAGCCTGCCGCTATTATGCCTCCGCTCTCTTTCCAACATCACCAGGGCATCGGCTACACCAGAGATTCCCACCGAACCCAGGATTCGGTCAAACGGATCAACGGTCCCACTGGACCGATACACCGATGATTTCCTGGTATGGTGTACCAGAACAATGGCAACCCTCGACCTCTGGGCAATCTCCCGCAGGTCCCCCAGGGCATTATACACCATCGTATAGTCGTTCAGGTCCACCATGTTCATCAAAGATCCCAGGGTATCGATCACTATCATTTTGGCTTTGTATGTTAGGATAATGTCCAGGACAAACCCTATAACATCATTCACTGCTTTTAATAATGGAACATTGTATATATACTTTATTCCTGCCTCCCCAGTTAGGCCCATCTTTTCCTTCCTAGCCCTCGTTCTCACCACACTGTCCTCAAGGGCCAGGTACACCACATTCCCCTTCTGGGTCTTGTGCCTTAGGAACTCTGTGCCGCCCTGGACCGCATGGCACAACTGGAGGCCAAGGAACGATTTCCCAACCTTGAACGAACCGGCAACTACCGTGAGGCCGACAGGCACCAGGCCCTCTACAACCCATTCAGGGCCCTCGATCTTGGCCGACATGATCTCCTCGTCGGTCCAAACTTTTATGCCCTTCAGGTAGGACTTGCCATCAGGGAGGTATTTCAACCGCATCCTTTCTAGGTACAGTTCCCTGTCGCTCAGCTCGGCCACAGGTTTCCCATACAATTCTGGATTCTCCTCCTTCAACCGATCCAGCACCAGCAGGGCCTTCCTTACCTCCTCAGGATCAATAGGGGCAACCAGAGCAGGGGCCACCTCTTGCAATTGTACAGCTTGTGTGGTATTATTAGCACTGCCCCACCTGGCGAGGCCATCCATTTTGGAGGCCTCTTTTTTTTGCCCATTTCCATTGTTCTTGTAGTCGCTCATAGAACCTCCTACTTAAAAACATCTCACATTATACCATGCCGCCGCAATCTTGTGTATAGGCGGCAGTAAAAACACATATGATGTAAAAATTGTAAAATCCCCTCTCATGAGAGAGGAAATATTGTAAAAATGTAAAAATATATATATATTTATATATGGCATAACGATTTATAACTCTCATAGTTTTTACATTCAGGTTTTTCGGAATGTAAAAATGTAAAAATCCACTGATCCATTTTTACATCATTTTTACATGGTTTTTACATAGTTTTTACATCCCTATTTTCTCGCAACTCTTTATGGTATAGTGAAATAGCCGAAGTTTTTACATTTTTACACATACAACACCCCCTAATCCGTAGGTGTAAAATTAACCGTTTTTACACATTGATGTAAAAACATTGCCTTCTACCCTTTAGTGCCCTTGGCGCCCACCTCCTCTTGGCATCGGAGGCAATGCCCAGGCACCCATCGGATGCCCATGCCCAAACAGGATGCACAGGATTCGGCCCAAGTAGGCCAGGTGTATTTTTTATAGGGTAGGGCATACAAAATCAATTTTAGGGCCTTCTACACTTCAATAGCTGGGATTCACACAATAGTCCCGCCTGCCTACCATTTTGCGACCGCATGCGCACAGC